TCATCCATAACGAACTGGCTGCCACCGGGCGTCAGTATTCCAAACGCAGCGTTTATTGGTTGGTCTCGGCGAGCACCAGCTGTGGTGATACCTCTAGCAGCATCTTGATCTAAACCCTGTACCTTGAGCTGATCAGCCAAAGGAGAGTATACTGGTCCATTTGCTGTGCTTACTGATATATCGGTGCGTATCTTGTTGTATTCGGCAACTGGCAAGCCATTGCTGACACTGTTGCCTGGTATGCCGGGAACCATGTGGTTCATGTTCTGTTGATACAAACATCCAAACCATATACCTCGACCAGGATCGCCATTGATAAAGCAACATACCACTTCGTTTTCGAGGTCGGGTGGTACGAACCAAAAGCCGTAACTGCGCTGCGTGCTTAACCAAGTCGGTCCAGCAGTATTGTCATACACGCTGGTAGCACCTGCGAATGGACTGCTATAACTGCATATGAACCACTGGTCTGGATCTAGAGGATCACCACTGACTTCCGGAATCCAAACTTTGATCCTGCCCATGCGAGTAGCATCGTCAACTGCCTTGACAAAACCAACATAAATTCCGTTGAGCTGTGTCGCACGACCATCAGGGACTAGATTATAAGCATCAGGGCTATCTACTGTTCTCTGTGGTAATACCATACACTGTTTCCTCGATACACTACATTTATACTCATATACCTGCGGCTGCTAATTGAGTAGCTATCTCTTGGCTATTATTCGGATTAGCAATCTGAGATAATGAAGGTGCACTGGGCTGTTCGTTCTGGGTTGATATTGGGTTTTGAGACAATATGTCCTTGATAGCTTTGATATTCTGGGTAAACTTGCCTTCTCTAAAATTGCTAACAATCTCTGTAGCAGCATAGATACCAGTGAAGAAATCAGCACCTTGGCTATCAGCTCGTGCCAAACCAGTCGTCTCGTCTATCACAACACCAACGCGCATTTCTAATAGGAAGCAGTTGTCCCCACCTAGGAAATTGGCTTGGAAATCAGTGGTGTTTGCAGTACCTGGATTATTGGTCAACTGCAGTGCTAGGTTGTTGAGCTTGATATTGCTGATAGCTAACCACCACGGATCACCGCGTATTCCAAGCTCTATGGTCTGAAACTCTTTGGTCTTATCGCTGAAGATGTTGCCCATGATAGATGCTACAAAGCCCGTGCCGCTGGAAAATGTCTGCGCATCTGGATCTGGGTTAGTCTTGGTTTGATCAGAATTCTGTTGCGCATTCTGCAGTGACGGTTTTGGATCAAAGATGGCTACCAATGGCAACGGCGGATTCTTAAGAATGTTGGTGTCTACATTGGTATCTTCGACATAGGCTGTAGCCAATGTTGCTGCGCGATTGGTTATGTAATTGTTGACATTGTTTGCAAAACTAGTTAATGCGCTGCTCTTTTGTTGCGCAGCTGTCAAAACCAATTGACCACTGCTCTGATCAAATCTAACTATGTTATCTGCTGCCGTTGCCGGAGTGCTTGTGGTTGGAACTGCACCATTGTTAGCGGCTGCTCCTACGGGTAATTGCTGACCTGCTCCAAGATTCACACCTGTACCTAGCAAAGGCGTACCAATATCGCTGCTGCTGCCAGGAATCACCTTATCAAGATTGGTAGCTTGTCCTGATACAGCTGGAGCCTTAGATTGAGGCTTAGTTCCTTTTGCCTGTTGATAGTCATTGCTACCAGTATCAGTCAGGGCACCTTGGGCATACTGACCATAACTGTTGCCCTGATTCCATGTTGGTTGCTGGAAGGCCCAACGCATGTTCATTTTGAAATCAAAGGTAATAACTTCAGTGTTTAGCCCAGTATAGATATAATCGTAACGCTTGACCAAGCGGCGTTGCTGCACCAGATACCTCAGTTTTCCTAGCTGAGTTTGTGGCTTCTGTGCATTTATAGCCGACTGCATATCTATGTAAGATTTTAGGCTCTCTGTCCTAAACATTGTATATGTTATCTCTTTGATATAATCTCGCGTAGTTAAATCAAATCCAGTTATCTTGGTTTGTGCGTATACAGTAACGTAACCTATGATGGCATGGTCGCTTTGATTTCCGCCGCCTGGAACAGAATCGCCGGTGATCCAGTCTCTGGCTTCTTGGCAGAGATAAACGGCAAAATTGATTATGTTTTCTACAGCCTGTCCCTTGTTTATCTTGATAGTAGTACCATTTGTAAACCAGTTGTTGTTGGCTTCCATGCCACTGTTTCTGCTAACGTGCTTGTCTGTATCTGCTGGTCGTATCTTCCAGTTTCGCCACTGCGACGGATATTGGAACTTATATGTGAGACGCTGTACGCCGTCGCTGTTGACCTGTCCCTGTTGGATGTTCATGCTTTTTTCTAGATTATCAAAGAAATCACCCAGTGTCACGCAGGGTATGCTAAGACCAGCTTGCGGTGTTGCTACTTGGTTCGTTTCTGCTATTACTCCGTCAACCTTCATCTTCAAGTGGTAGGTAGTTCCAACTTGCGTGGCATTAGCATCGCAATCAACTAGAATGACCCTGTACATGGTATAGAAAAGTTGATCAGGGGCTGGAATACCATTCTCATCGTAACCTGTGAACCAGATTTCGATGAAATACGGGCACAGTAGATGGTTGATAATGCCGATCTGCTGGCTAGTGTAATAGATCTTATCGAACAGGCTGAGTCCAAGTGGTTCTGATATGGTCATCTCAAATTCACTAGCAGCCCACATGTTGCGTTGCTTGGCATTGCCAATGCAGCTAGTTTTCACAGCGAGATCAACTATGTTGAAACCGGCTGTAACACCACTCTCAGCAATTATGGTCTTGGTCATCCTGCTGCTGTTGGGATTATTTTCACTTAGATTGTTGTATGCTTCATACTCACTGGTAACGAACCATCTTATGTGATAGGTGTAATTAGCATAGTCGCTCAATGGGTTAGGAAGAGCATTGAGCTGTAAGCCATAGGAAGCCAAACGTGCGTCTATACCTCCATTAGCCGGTGTAACTGTAGTAGCTGAAGGAGTACCGCCTAGCTTGCTATAGGTACTAGCCAATGCTTGATCACTGAAGGCGCTGTCTGGGGTACGTGTACTGCTGGCCTTTACCTGAGTATTATCATCCAAAACTTGCGGACTGTTTGGAGCAATAGCTACAGGACCGTTGTACAAAAGCTTAGCGGGTACCCCTGCAGCGATCTGCAGATTCCTAATATCCTGCTCTAATGCTTGGACTTTTTTTATATCGTCATATTCGTCTTTGCTGACCTGTACACCATTGATATACGGCATTAGCTCACCTTGATCAAACTATCTCGAGATGGAACATAAATGGCGAGTCCAGCTACAAAATCCCAGATTGGATCTATCAAACTATTTGGATTGCGCAGTGCAAATACCCACCACAGTTGGCTGGTGCCATAGAATTGATAGCTTACTAAATCCGGTCTATGCTGATAGGTATATTCTATCTGATACAGCGTATCGTCACTGCGAGGTGATATGTATTGCCCATTCCAAAAGTCTAGATAGCTGACATAGTTGCTGATCTGCTGTGTCTGATAGTAGGGGCTGTATTGGTTATAGACTACCTGTGTCATATCCATCTACCCTGTTTCATCAATTCGCCAGTCCTAAACGAATCTAAGTTAAAGGCACGCAATCTAGTGGCTGTATTTTGCACCGTGAGGCTCACGCTGAGATTGAACACAGATGGTAACCACACATAACCGCTCTGTCCTTTGAGTCCAGATTGGAACAGCGAACTGGCTATGAAATTAGCATCAAACGAAGCCTGTTGGCTCAACAACTGCGGTGTCTTTTGCGTTTTGCTAAAGCCCTGCATGTTGGTCTGGCTTTGGCTGTTGTCGTAGGTCTGTTGGTATGACATATCAACCGGCACATAATCAACGTCGTTAGGCAAGCCAACACTAAACTGCGTTATGATCACCGGAAGCTGGTTGAACATGTACTGTCCGTAGGCATCAAACAGCAACACCGGTGGAGGGGTTCCAAGAGCAGGACCTGTGCCAAAATACATCTTGGTCATGACACGCATGAAATGTATAGCAGCCAAGGCGTATATGCCTTCTTGATTGTTTTGTACGCTGAAATCCCCGCTGATGCTGAATTTGGCCGCAGGTGTCTTGGTGTAAGCATAGATCTCTTGGTTAACATGTACCATGTCTATGCTAGAATAATCTACGCTCTGTTCCCAGGTTATCGTTGGTTGATAAGGCCAAACAACTCCATTGGTAGCACGCAATGGCTGCAGCAAACCACTGCCGCCATAGATGTTATTTGAAATTATAGCACCTGGTTTTGGTCGCAGTCGTACTCGTCTGCCCTGGGCATCTGTGTCAGGCGTGACATTAAATGAATTATTGTTAGGTGTAATAGCCGGTGGTATACCGCCAGGTACTCCAGTGCCGCTTGGTGATGATTGATCAGCCATAAATATCCCACAGTTTTGCAAACTATTTATGGTGGTAAAATCACCAATGATTTCTGTGATATCAATTTGACACAGCTGGCACATTTGGTGCAAATTAGCAACGGTGCGTCCAGGTCGCACTGATCAACAAGGCGATACAATAAACATGGCTGCAACCACTAAGATCAAATACCTTACCAACAAAGACCTGTTAGAAGAGATACATCGCAGCAAAAACACCTATTGTGAATTCATAGAGACCAGATACAGCAGTTATGACATGATCGTCAATGATCTCAACAAGGTCACAGAGTCTCGTTTGCAAGATGCTCGCAAGACCAAGCTTGATCAGATGGCGATGGCAGCCAAGAAGGCTGCAGTGGCGGCTGGGACGAGGAATCCAATCATAAACATAGATCCCAACAGCGTGCAGATTGAAGACATCGTGATTCGCCTGATGACCTTTGATCACATACCAATCAACGAAGAGAAAGTGCTCAAGGCCAAGACTGAGTCTGAACGCCATCTCAAATGCAACTTCCCACCCTATCAGCATTTCATCTATAGAGACGGAGAGTTCTTGTGCGTTGGCAAGAGCCATTGGCAAGGTGGACTGGAAAACGGACACTTCAACGTAACACACGGCAAGATGACCAACAAGCTAGCCATGATGTTCATGAAGCTGGTTGAGCGTTACGGACATCGCGGCAACTGGCGCGGTTACACTTACATTGACGAGATGAAAAGCCAAGCTCTGCTACAGCTCAGCCAGATTGGACTGCAGTTTGACGAGAGCCGTTCAGAAACTCCAAATCCATTTGCTTACTATACAGCAGCCATCACCAACAGCTTCACCCGCGTGCTCAACATAGAGAAACGTAACCAAAACATCCGCGACGACATCCTAATCATGCATGGTGCCACACCAAGTTATACGCGCCAGACTGAAAATGACATGAAAAACCAACAGGTTAGAGCAGCTGCTGATGCAGCTGCTGCCGCTGCCAAAGAGAGCACTTGACAATCTACCGTAATGTATAAATAATAATATACATTACGGTATCATAACATGTACATTTACAAGATCACAGTATTACCTATCAATGCCGTTTATATAGGTCTTGATACCAAACCATCTTACAAGATGAGCAGATGGAATACTCATTGCCAAGAAGCAATGGGCACACGTAATTCCAAATTACACAATGCTATTAGGACCCACGGTATAGAAAATTGTCGTGTCGAAGTCCTCCAAGATAATGTCGAGACTATTGGTAAACTGGCATTATTAGAAATATCCTACATAGAGAAACACGACTCATATAAGAACGGACTTAACTCGTCATTAGGCGGAGATGGATTAGGCAAGGCTAATTTCGCTTCTTTATCAGATGATGAGATTAAACAAATCAAAGAAGTGCTAGGCAATAGATTAACCGAGTACAACACTAAGATTAAATGGGCAGGCACTACCGCAGAACAACGTAAAGAACTTACACAGCATCTTCACAACGAGGTTGTTTACGCCAAAAAAGCAGCAACACTTAAACGATATTATGCTAGCAATCCAGATCAAAAGAGCAAAAAATACGAAGCGATTAAAGCCTGGCGCGACCAAAATAAAGATGAGTTAAGAAAGATATGTGCCGCAGCATCAGATGCTGCCGCCAAAAAGAATCGAAAAAAGCTGCAGGTTGCTCAACCAGACGGTAGTACCGTAACATACAATAGCTATGAAGAGTTCAATAAGCTCACCGGACAATCTGCGAGTTACGTACTCAAAAAAACAGATGCTGGTTTATCGCACAATGGTTATAAGGCATGGAGAGTATAGTGACGCGTAAAGACATAGACTTTTCCAAAACTGTGTACTTTACCGATCTACACTACGGTCTCCGCAACAACAGCCGCGAGCACAACGCTAGCTGTGAGCAGTTCATAGAATGGATGATCGAACAGGCTGAAGAATGGGGCAGCAAGAACTGCATCTTCGGCGGTGATTGGCATCATAACCGCAGCGTGATCAACGTCAGCACGCTCAATTACTCAGTGAGCG